CCCGAAAGGAGGCATCGACTGGTGTTCGACACCAAGACATCGGTCTTACGGTTGCGCGCGACTGGACTCTCGTCCAGCCAGGCGCACGCTATTATTCGGGATATCCAGAAATGGATCACCAATAATGGTGAGGAATGGACAGTCGACCGGATCAAGTCCTTGAAGAAGGACTTGCTAAGGTGGTATGCTGGGTTGAGCCCGGTTAAGGACCATTCCTGGATCAAGTATCGCAGGAAAGGGCCGAAAGGCTCTTTTTCTTCCCTTTTCCAGATGAGTCGAAAGGAATTTCGGCGAGCCTGGAACGCGATAATGGTCTACAGCGGAATCGTGTATGACCACCCTGTTCTCAGGGTCACGAGCCGCCAGTGGGAGAAGATGAGGTGCGCAGTAATGCGTCCTCAAGTGTCCGGTCCAGCCCTGGTCGAGGGTCTGGCCCTGGTCCACAGATCTCCGTTCTCCCTTCGGGTAGATATACCCGAAGCAGAGGGGCGACCGCTCATGTGGTATAAGCCCTCTCCGTCGCGGAGAGCGCCCGTAGGGAGGCATACGGTCCCAGATATCGAGGGAGTGGTGAACTCTCTTCGATGTCTTTCCGATCGTGCCACTTGGACGTCACTGAATATGGATATACTCAATGGCACCCTTCGAGGGATAACCCGGATTGAGCGTGATATCCTTGAGTGTAATCTCGAGGATGAGCGTAAGTCTGGTTCACCGCCCTTAGAAGAGGACTATCGCCCTTTGATGGGGACGATAGCGCTGATCCAAGAACCTGGGATGAAACTCAGGTTTGCGGCAAACCCATATAGAGTATACCAAATGGCTTTGCAACCATTTGGTGAGGCTCTATACGGTGCCTTGAGGCGTGTGCCGAACGATTTCACGTTCGACCAGTCAGCCGGCGTTGAAGCAATTCAACAATGGCTGAGAGATGGCTTACCATCAATCAGCATGGATCTGTCGAATGCTAGTGATAACATTCCTCTAGATCTACAGCTTGCTTTGTTAAGCCGTTTCGGTGTTAGCACACGGTGGTTACAGTTCTACCGCGACTGTTGTCGTGGTGACTGGTACATCAATCGGTTCAAGGATGGTCGCCACGATCCCGTGGATACTATCCGTTGGACGGTTGGTGCCCCACTTGGTCTGTATCCGGTGTTTGCCAGTTTTACACTCTGGCACCACTCTATGGTACAGGTCTGCTTCGCCGATCTAGGGAAACCGAAGATTGGTGGAGTCTGGCCCTATGCTATCATAGGTGACGACTTGTGGCTCGGTGACATGGAGGTTGCGAACCTCTATGTCGAGCGCATGTCCAACCTCGGTGTGCCTGCTTCAACCTCAAAAGGGTTGGTGGCACCTCACACCGCCGACTTCGCAGGTCGGGTGATCACCTCTAACGAGGTGGTTCAGGGTTTCAAGTGGAAGGGTCGGTGCTCCGA